AAACGGTTCTTAACACGTTCGTTCCCCCTTCCAGGTAAAGTTTTTTACCTTAACTTTTAAAGCATTTACCCGAAAACTACAAGCGTTATCAGAAGATCTTAAATGAGGTAACGCTATGGCTTACAAATTAGGCACACGTTCACGCCAACGCTTAAACGGGGTTCACCCTGACCTTGTGCGCGTGGTTGGACGGGCTATTGAAATCACAAGTATTGATTTTGCTGTTCTTGAAGGCCTGCGAACAGCCGAACGCCAACGCCTTCTTTTAGATAGGGGTGCTGCCACGACGATGCGGAGCCGCCACCTGACCGGCCACGCCGTCGACCTGGGTGCTTATGTGGAGGGTTCCGTCCGTTGGGATTGGCCATTGTATCACAAGATAGCGGATGCCATGAAGCAAGCCGCTGAAGAACTCAATGCTCCCCTTGAATGGGGTGGCGACTGGCGAACCTTCAAAGATGGGCCGCACTTTCAACTTCCGTGGTCAGACTTTCCCGAAACTCAATCAACACAGGAGGCCGCGTAATGGCTGTATGGAGTTTTTTATCTGGACTGGTTGAGCCTGTCACCAAATTGATTGACGACATGCACACCAGCGACGAAGAACGTCTTCAAGTTAAATCGAAGCTGTTTGAGATGCAAAATGAGATGGCTGCGCGGGTCATGGATTATGAGGCAAGGCTGATTGAAGCAAAAACGAAAGTCATTACAGCGGAGGCACAGGGTGCAAGCTGGTTACAGCGCACGTGGCGGCCTGTCACCATGTTGACTTTTTTGGGTCTGGTTGTGGCGGACGTCTTCGGCTGGACTGAGTTCAGACTGGCTTCAGAAGCCCGGACACTGCTTCAGATTGGTCTTGGCGGGTATGTCGTTGGCCGCAGTGCTGAAAAAGTTATCCCTAAAGTCACTGAAATAATGCGAAAGGATTGATTTATGACCTTAGAGAGCTTCGGGGGTGATCGTAAAAACTGGCATTTGGACAAGACGATTAGCGTAGGTCATCTGTTAAGCACCGTGGTTATTGCTATATCGTTATTTTCCTGGGCGTCGGCGGTTGATCGTCGGGTAGAACAGAACGCGCAAGCCATTAAATACCTGACCAAAGAACAAATCGAAGGCCAATTCCGCCTTGATGCCTTGCGTAGTGAAATCAAAACCGACTTGCGAGCCATAAACGCAAAGCTTGACCGCCTTATAGAGCGTCAAGGCGGGGGTGGGTAATGGCTAAAGCAATTGACTGGCTGGGGGTGGAAACCGAATACCGTGCGGGGCTGCAACCGTTACGCAAGGTTGCCGTTGAGTTTGGCACGTCTGAAGGCACGATTCGCCGTAGAGCGAAGAAACACGGCTGGGTGCGTGACGGCAGCATGGTCAAACGGGAAAAGGTCAAGGCACATTTTGCCGGTAAACCAGCACCCGGATCTGCCAGCCAACCGGAAGCGGTCGCCAAGGCGATTGATGAAGCCGCGATTGAAGATATCAGGGACATGGGTACGGCCCTGGGAAATGCCCGCCTTGCTTTGGATATCGTCAATAAGGCCCTAAAGGCCGTTGATGCCGATGAGCAGGCTTGCCGCCTGTTGGTGGCGGATGCGCGAAACCTGAAGGTATTGACTGAAACCAATCGCCACAACGTGGAAGTGATTCGGCGTATCCGTGGATTGGATGAGCCTGCTACAGGCCCGGCAGTGCTTGCAGACATGGACCGTCAAATACTTGCGAGGTTCACAGATGAACCCCGGGATTGACAAGGTTAGGGTGTTCGATGCGCTAATGAGGCAAGACCTGTCCAGTTTTATTCAAAAAACATTTGCGACCGTAGACCCCGGCACAAAATACCTACATAACTGGCACGTTGATCTGATTGCGGCATACCTACAGGCCTGTACTGACCGTGAAATAAAGCGGTTGATTATCAACATACCGCCGCGGTATCTGAAGTCGATTGCTGTCTCTGTAGCTTGGCCTGCTTGGGTTTTAGGGCACAATCCAAGCGCAAAGTTTTTGGCGTCCAGTTATTCGGACAAGTTAGCCCTGAAGCACAGCGTAAACACTCGCCTAATGATTCAAAGCCCTACTTACAAGCGGGTATTCCCTAACGTACGGCTGGTCAAAGATCAGAATGAAAAATCAAAGTTCATAACCACTGCGAGGGGGTTCCGTATCGCAACCAGTACAGGCGGAACGGCCACCGGGGAAGGGGGTGACTTTTTGATTGTGGACGACCCACACGACCCCCGCCGCGCAGAAAGCTCAGTAGAAAGGGAAAAGGCATTAGATTGGTTTGATCAGACTTTCTACAGCCGCCTGGATGACAAGAAAGACGGCGTCATTGTGGTGGTCATGCAACGGCTGCATGAAAAGGACCTATCCGGGCACTTGCTGGCACAAGGTGGCTGGGAGCATTTAAAGATCCCCGCAATCGCCGAAAGCAAGACGGTGATTGACTTTGGCGGTATTGGCAAAACGAGAGCCCCCGGCGACATTCTTCACCCGGAGCGTGAAGGCGAACATGAAATAGCGAAAACCAAAAAAGCCCTGGGGACCTATGGTTTCTCGGGTCAATACCAACAGGAACCCGTACCCGCTGAAGGCGGCATGATTAAAAAGCCGTGGGTCAATCGTTATAAAACGCCCCCGGCCAACCCCATCCGAATTGTTCAGTCATGGGATACCGCCTACAAGCCGGGGCAGTTGAATGACCCGTCGGTGTGTACCACCTGGGCAGAAACCAAACCGGCCTATTACCTGTTGGACGTATGGCGCGATCGGGTCGAATACCCCCGCTTGAAGTCCGCGGCGAAAAGTTTGGCCGCAAAGTGGAACCCGTCAGCCATTTTGATTGAAGACAAAGCCAGCGGTCAGTCCCTGATCCAGGAATTGCGGGAAACCACCAAACTGCCGGTGGTGGCGATAACACCCGAAGGCGACAAGCTTACCCGTATGTTTGCACAGTCTGCCAAGTTTGAGGCGGGCAGGGTCTATGTGCCTGAATCCGCACCGTGGGTGCCCGATTATGAAAAAGAATTGTTTGCCTTTCCGCTGGCTGAACACGACGACCAGGTAGACAGCACCAGCCAGTTTTTAGGCTGGGTGGCGAACAACCAGCAAAGCTACGGCTACAGCCCCGTCAAGGGCGGCGGTAATGGCTTCAAACGTAAGGGGGCGTGGTAGATATGGCTAGAAATAAGAGGCGGCAGAAAAAACAGGATGTAAGGCGTACTGACACTAAAAAACTATCGGTGGAACTGGCGGGGCCTACCGCTGTTCGCAATCTATGGGGCAGTGGTTCAATCGCCAGCGGCCTAACGCCACAGAAACTGGCCAACATTTTGAAGGCGTCTGCCGAAGGCGATACGGATGCTTATTTGACCCTCGCCGAAGAAATGGAAGAACGCGACCCGCATTACTCCAGCGTATTGCGTACTCGCAAGCTGGCCGTTGCAAGCTTGCCCATTACTGTTGCAACCGGCGGCGAAGACAGCAAAGCGCAGCAATTGGCTGAAGACATTCACCGCTTGATTGATGCCCCCGACTTTGGCGACCTGACAGACAACGCCATGGACGCGATCGGCAAAGGCTACAGCGTCAATGAAATTATGTGGGATAGAAGCGGTGCGCGGTGGGAACCGAGGGAGTACCGCTGGCGTGACCCGCGTTTTTTCATGTTCCACCACGAAAACCCCGAAGAAATGCGGATTGTGGATGAAGCTGACCCAACGCATGGTCTGGCCATGCCGCCTTACAAGTTCATTGTCCATAAACCGCGCTTGAAATCGGGCCTGGTACTGCGTGGCGGTCTGGCGCGGCTGGCCGCTTTTTCCTACATCTGCAAGATGTACGGGGTTAAAGACTGGCTTGGGTTTCTTGAAATCTACGGCATTCCACTACGGCTGGGTAAATACGGTGCGTCAGCCAGCGAAGAAGACAGGGAGGTATTGAAAACAGCCGTTGCCAATATCGGTTCTGACGCCGCCGCCATCCTGCCCGACTCCATGGTGATTGAGTTCCAGCAGGTCGCGCAAGCGTCCGGTGCGTCTGAAGTCTTTGCGCGAATGGTTGAATGGCTGGATCGGCAAATATCCAAGGCCGTACTGGGTCAAACGGCAAGCGCCGAAGGAACGCCGGGCAGGCTGGGGAATGAAGATTCACAGGAAGCCGTTCGACAAGACATTATTGCGGCGGACGCAAGGCAGCTGGCCAATACCATCAACCGCGACCTGATCCGACCCTACATTGACATTAATTATGGCCCCCAGGAAGTTTACCCGCGTGTCATTATTGCCGTACCTGAAAAGGGGGACCTGGCGGATTTGGCGGCCAACCTGGAAAAGCTGGTTCCTTTGGGTCTGAAGGTATCGGCGGCAGAAGTAAGAACAAAGCTTGGGCTGTCAGAGCCGGGGAAAGATACGGATTTGTTGGGTGTACCGGCAACGACTGAAGCCGCGGCAAACCGCACAAGCCACAAGGCGGCAAACGGCAGTCAACCGGATGCCATTGACGTTTTGGCCGCTGATTTGCTGGCCGACTGGGAACCGCAGGCCGCTTCTGTTACGTCACCTGTTTTGTCTGCGATACAAGACGTTAAAGACTACGACCAGTTGGCCGCACTATTGCCGAAACTGTTGGAAAACGCTGACCTTGTGAGGCTCACCGAATCACTGGCAAAAGCCGGGCTGATTGCCTACGGAACCGGCGTAGAAGGCAGCGAATGATCACACCCACGACCCCGCCGCCGCCCAGGGAAGCTCTGGAGCACTTCCGCTCCAAGGGCTGGAAAATCGGCTTTGACTACCGTGACGTGTGGCGATCCGAACATGCCGGGGTTTTTACCGTTGCCAAGGCCATGCAACTGGATATCCTGCGTGATATCCGAAACGCCGTGGATGAGGCTCTGGCCCGGGGCAAGACGCTTCGGCAGTTCAAGAAAGAGCTTGAACCGGTTCTTGGAAAGCGCGGGTGGCTGGGTAAAGTCAGGCAGCCCGATGGTTCAACCGTAGAACTGGGCACACCCCGGCGACTCAAGATCATCTACGACACCAATATGCGAACCGCCCGTGCCGCGGGACAGTGGGAGCGCATCGAACGGAACAGGGACGCCATACCGTATTTGATGTACGACCTTGGGCCTTCCAAAGAACACCGGCTCCAGCATGTGGAGTGGGAAGGGTTGATACTCTCCGTTGATGACCCTTTCTGGGATACCCATGTACCGCCGAACGGCTGGGGGTGTCGGTGTCGTGTCCGCCGGATGACAAAAAGGGACATTGACAAGCGTGGCGGCTTGTCTAAAGCACCGGAAATTGAAACAACGCCCTGGGAAAACAAGCGTACCGGCCAGATTCAAGACATCCCGAAGGGGATCGACCCCGGGTGGGATTACAACCCCGGGAAAGTACGCCTGGGCAAGGCCCGGGAATTTGCTCAGGACAAAGCGGCCGAGTTTAAAGATGTCGTTGGCACGGCGAAGTCGCCCGTCGCCTTTGAACGGCGCGTTGTTCCCAGTGCCTTGTCTACCCTGGACAATATATCCGCGGACCATATTGACGAGGTCTTGCAACAGTTGCCGGATGCAGAAGAGCGGCTGAACAAGGTGCGTGCGTTCGTCCAGGACAAGGGAACAAAGACCTTGATCATTCGTCAATCTGAAATGGGGGCAAGAAATAAAGCGGCTGAGAAAATAGAGGGGCGTGTGTTAGACTATCTTGATAACGAGCAACGCAAGTATGGGCGCCGAAACTATACAACAAATAATCCGTCTGACACCCTGGGCTTTACCAGCGCGTCATACAACCATGTGGTGATTAAGGGCACGAGCGAGGTCAACTTCAAAAAGGCCGATAAAAAGCAACTGGCTGACGAATTACACCAGGCGGTGAAGACCGCGGCCGTCACCCGAAAGCCGGTGCCCCCCAAACGACCGGGGGAAACGTCGAAACCGGCAGATAAACCGGAAATTCATGCAGTATTCTCCGCTGCGGCCAGCAAAGAAGCGCAGCTGGTCGCCACCTGGGTACATGAGTTAGGCCACCAAATACATCACTGGGCCGGTGCACCCAACGCACCAGTAGGTGCAAAATACCTGACCCGGTATAGTGAGTGGAATAACGATAAATACGAATACCATGCCGAGCAGTTTGCTGCCTGGCTACTCAATCGGGACGAGCTGGCAAAATTTGACACGGCAGCCGCCCAACACTTTGATGGACTCATAGAAACAGCCATTAAAAGCAAAGGGAGAAAAAGATGAACGCAGAAGAAGCGCTAGACAAAGCATACAATCTGTTTTACGGCGAGATCACACTGGAAAAGGCGCAGGCTTTGGCGGCTTTGCTGCCCCACCTATCGCTGGAATGGTCCATTGATCTACGGGCATCCGCGCTGAGAGAGGCCTCCAGGGCGCTGGCCGAGGAGTTGCGACAGCTGTTCCCGGCAGAAGAGCTTTTGCAAGACTGTTACACGCTGCTTGAAGGCGACATCACGTTAGAAACGGGCAAAATCTTTGTCCTGGCGCTGCCCTGTCTGCCGGCCGATACATTCGACGACCTGTGGGCCGCTTTGGAGGCCGCAGCCCCAAGTGAGCATATCGAGGAGATGCAAGGGCCGTTGAAACACGCAAAAGCCATGCAGGAAGCGAAACAGCTGTTGGAGCAGAAGATCACGGCAAAAACGGCCAAAACCCTTAAGGCACTGTCACCTTATCTGTCGGAAGACGATTTCATTGACCTGATGAGTGGCTTTCCCGGCAACGTCGTGGAGGAAGCAAAATTTCTTCCAATGCTGGAGCCTTACATAGGGGAAGATAAGAACCTATGGGAAAGTATTTATGTGAAAGCATCGGAGGACGAGCTTGAGGAGTTGTACCGCATGGCTACTCAATCGGGATGAGCTGGCCAAATTTGACCTGGCAGCCGCTAAACGTTTTGATAGCCTAGTAAAAACAACCCTTTAAGCCAAAAACAAAGCCCTACAAAGCTCGGTGAAATCTCACCCAGAAGTCTTCATTGCCGCAGCACCGATCGAAGTCATTATGGCTCTGTAATTACCCCATAAGCTGTAATCACCCTCCCAGGCCCCCCCTGAATAAGTTGTAATTATCCCCCACAGGTAAAGTTTTTTACCTGAACCCCTTCCTTTGTCCGCGCTACTGTAGCGGGCATGACGATAGAAACGTTTGCCCTAAACACTGAACTTCGACCTCTTCTGGAAGCACTGGCTACCCTGAAGGGTGCCCCGCTGTGGGCGGAATTAATCCCTGCCGGTGAACAGATCACCGGGCGGGACGGCCGTTCCTGGATCAACGACAACCCCGGGGCATTGTCGAGGCCTTTCAGGCGAACAACGCCGACCTTCCCATAGATATTGAACACGCGACTGAACTTAAGGCACCGAACGGCGATCCGGCCCCGGCAGTGGGTTGGGTCAAAGCGCTGGAAGTGCGTGAAGGCGGTTCTATTTGGGGATTAGTCGAATGGAACAATGAAGGCCGCTGGTTGATGGAGGATAAATCGTACAGGTATTTATCCCCGGTATTCACGTTCGATACGCAAACAAAAAGCATTTTACAACTTTATTCGGCTGGTTTAACGAATCAGCCAAACCTTCATTTAACCGCGCTGAACAAGGACCAGCGCATCAAACCTACCGGAGAAGACGCTATGACTTTATCACTGGCTATCTGTACCGCGCTGGGTCTGTCGGCGGGAGCTACCGAAGCGCAGGCCATATCAACCATTATCCAACTCAAAGAGGACAGGGACAAGGCGTTAAACAGTGCCGATAGTCCTTCATTGGAAAAGTTTGTTCCACGTGCGGACCACGATGCGGCGTTGAGCCGTGTCCAGGAAGCTGAAACCAGGCTGAAGGAAATCGAAGACACCGCATTGAATCAGCAAATTGAAGACGAATTGGAAAAAGCACAGAAGGCAGGGGTCATTACTCCGGCAACTGTGGAATATCACCGCGCTTGCTGTAAGCAGGAAGGGGGTCTTGAACGCTTCCTGGAGTTTGTTCAATCGGCCCCAAAGATTGGGGAAGACACCGACCTGGGCAACAAGGCCGCCAACAAACAAAACAAAGGACTTAGTGAGGAAGACAAGACAGCTTGTCGGTTACTGGGTCTTGATGAAGTCACTTTTCTAGATAAGGAGGCCGCTTAATGGCTATTGTAACCCCTCAACTTTTGAGCAGTTTGTTTACCGGCTACAAAACCAGCTTTCAAAATGGCCTTGGCATGGCCCAACCGCAACATGCCAAAGTTGCGAGTGTCATCAGTTCCAACACAGCCGGCAACACCTATGGTTGGCTGGGTCAATGGCCGGGTTTTCGTGAGTGGATAGGTGATCGGGCAATCAAGAATATGGAGGCCCATGCCTATCAAATTTTAAACAAGCAGTATGAGAGCACCGTAGGCGTTAAGCGCACGGATATAGAAGACGACAATTTAGGCGTCTACAAGCCCATGATGCAGGAAATGGGGCGTGCGGCGATGGTATTCCCCGATGAGCTGGTGTTCCCGATGCTCGCGGACGGCTTTACCAGCACCTGTTACGACGGCCAATATTTCTTCGACACCGATCACCCTGTCAATGATCAGGTTGACGGGAGAGGGACGGATGCGAGTGTTGCCAATACATTGGTCGAGGCCGATTATACCGGTGAGCCCTGGTATTTGCTGGATACCTCACGCGCCATTAAGCCGCTGATTTACCAGGAACGTAAAAAGCCCGCCTTTGCTCACATGACCGATAACACCGACGAGTCGGTGTTTATGAACGGTGAGTACCGTTACGGTGTTGATCTTCGTTGTAATGCGGGATACGGATTCTGGCAGATGGCGTACGGCGTAAAAGCGGATTTAACACTGGAACACCTTTGGGACGCTTACAGCGCCATGCGCAGCTTCAAGGCAGACGGCGGCCGCCCCCTGGGTATCAAACCCAATATGCTGGTCGTCCCCACGTCGCTGGAAAAACAGGCGGTACAGCTATTGGAGCGTGAGTTGATTAAAGACGGCAACACCTCGGTTTCAAACGAAATGAAGGGTCGCTTTAAGGTCCTTGTCTCTGATGCACTGTAAAGGAGAAATCAACGATGCCAATTATCATTACTTCTAAAAAAGACGGTTTTCGGCGTTGCGATGTGGTTCATTCGACTGCGCCAGAGACATATGCTGACGATGCATTTACCGCAGCGCAACTGGCCCAGCTTCAAGCCGATCCCATGTTGCTGGTCGAGGAGAAGCCCGCCGCAGCCGGTAAACCTGCACGGGCAAAATGCAAGTAAGCATGGCCTCGACAACTGTTCCAGACGTTGTTCTACCTCCTGCACCCATGCAGTCGTACGCAACCCTTCAGGACATTATCGACCGCTATGGGGAGGATGACCTCCTGACGGCGGCCGACCGGGACGGTGACGATCAGGTGGACACCGCTGCCGTTGATCGAGCATTGGCTGACGCCAGCGCCGAGATCGACACCTATCTGGCAGCCCGTTACCACCTGCCAGTGACCCATGTGCCGGAAGTCCTGAAACGGCTCTGCGTAGACATCGCCCTTTACCGCCTGGCATTCAATGCGGTTGGCAATACTGAAGAACGCCGCCAGCGCTATAAGGATGCCGT